TTGACACATCAAACGAAACAAAACACAAAAAATCAAAACCGTTTTTTTATGAGCAAACCGAATTGACCCCGACCCAACTCAGGATTATCCCCGATGACCCTAACCAGCCTGAACTAGCGGTAACTGGCCGTGATGAGCCAAGACTAGAAACGATTGTGTCGGTTGATGCGTTGTCGTTTGGGGCTGAGGTGGGGGGCTGGGCGCTCGAGCATCTCGGCATGCAACTTATGCCGTGGCAGCAACGTGTTATTGATCGGCAGTTGGCGTTCGGTAATGACGGCGATTTTTTGCATCGTATTTCTTTGGTTTCTACGGCTCGGCAAAACGGTAAAACGGTTGCGTTAACGGCGCTTGTGGGTTGGTGGTTAACGGAGATGCCTAAGCATCGAGGGCAGGCGCAGACTGTGTTAACTACCGCTCACCGACTTGATTTAGCGGTCATGCTTTACGATCGTCTAGCCGACATTCTTAAACTTAAGTTTGGTGCTACGTGTCGCGCTAGTTACGGTCGCAATAGTGTGACGATGCCTGACGGGTCTTTGTGGTTTGTGCGCGCCGCCAATAACTCGGTTGGTCACGGCATGTCGTGCGACCTGATCGTGGCTGACGAGATTTGGGATATAGGCACACAAGTTATTGACACGGGTTTATTGCCAAGTCAGCGCGCTCGACGATCACCGTTGTTGTCGTGTTGGTCAACAGCAGGTACAGAGGCAAGCACCGCTATGCAACGATGGCGTGAGCAGGGTTTGCGCGCAATAGATCGTAAAGAGCCAAGCAGTCTTTATTTTGCTGAGTGGTCGCCACCGCCGGACATATCGCCAATGGATAGTCGCGCATGGCCGTGGGCGAACCCAGCGCTCGGCACAACGCTCACACAAAAAACGATTGAAGCTGAGGCAGACAACCCTGACCGTGCAGCGTTTCTACGCGCGTCATGCAACCTATGGGTCGCGTCAGATAAATCGTGGATAGCGCCGGGTTTGTGGCCCGAGTTGGAGTACACAGACCCAATGCCAGAAGGCGGCACGGTCGCTATAGAAACCAGCATGACCGACGACCGCTATTTCGCTACACGCGCAGTCGTGCTAGACGATCGCCGCACCGTAGTCACAGTCGAATTTGTTGCCGACACATACAGCGAAATGTTGACCCATGTTGAGCGCCTAGCCAAAAACACGGCAGTCAAATTTGCAATCTCACCGTCTATAGATATTCATTGGCCGTTAGCGCTTGAGCGACGCAGAGCAGTTGTTGGCTACGGCGAAATCCTAAAATTTACGCCACGCATCAAATCAATGATTAACGAAAAACTATTGTGGCACACAGGCGAAACAATGCTTGCCGAACACGTACAGCGCGCGGTCGCAGTCAGGTCACAAAACAGCATTGCGCTATCGTCGCAGCGATCACCTGGCCCGATCGAGTTGGCACGTTGTTTGGTTTGGTCGGCGGCGCTTGCGTCACGACCAACTTCATCAGGCAAACCTATGATCGTTGTCGCTAGTCGCTAATGTGTTTAGTGGGTGGCCGTTGTAATCTATTACTTTTCCGGTACGGGCAGCGGTCACCTATACACAACGGGTAAAAGAATTGGTGGCATACTTAGCGCATGGCAATCTTTAACAGGTCGGTAAACAAAGCGGCTATCTCACCGCAGCCAACTAAAGCAGCCGCAGCTGGTGGCACGTTTTACCAAAACAACAACGCAGGCGCACAACTTGTTGGTCAGTATTATTCTTATGTAGAAGGGCCGCGTAATCGTGCAGTTTCGGTCCCAACAATAAGTCGTGCGCGTGATCTTATGGCAAGCGTCATTGGTTGCATGAACTTAAAGATGTACACAGAAATGTGGAACGGTCAAGAAATGGAAAAGATGCCGTTAGCGCCACGCACTTGGTTGCGACGCATAGACCCAACGTTGCCAAACAATTTTATTTTGGCTTGGACTTTTGACGATCTATTTTTTTACGGTCGCGCGTTTTGGTACATAACAAGTCGCACCGCTGACGGCTATCCAGCGTCGTACACTCGACTACCTGCAGCAATGGTGCAGACACTCGATCAAGCAGGGCCAGTTTGGTTTGCACCGTCAAAAGACATTGTGTTTAACGGTGGCGGTTTAGATCACAACGATGTTGTGCAATTCTTGTCGCCGATACAAGGCATTATTTATATGAGCGAGCAGTCTGTTGCCACAGCGCTAAAACTTGAGGCGGCACGTTATCGCAACTCGAGCAGCGCGATACCAGCGGGGGTAATTAAACAAACTGGTGGCGAGCCATTAAGCGCACAAGAGTTAGCCGATCTTGCAGCGGCGTTTAATGCGGCACGCGAAACTAATCAAACAGCCGCACTAAATGAGTTTGTGTCGTACACCGAAACGTTGACTAGCCCTGACAAAATGTTGTTAATTGACAGCGCCGAATTTCAAGCAATGGAAATGGCTCGACTTTGCAACATACCGCCATACCTTGCTGGCATCAGCGTCGGGTCTTACTCGTACCAGTCAAGCGCTGAGTCGCGCATGGACTTGTGGACATTTGGCGTACGCGCATACGCTGACTGCATTGCCGGCACACTTAGCCAAAACAACATTTTACCTAACGGCACGTACGTTGAATTTGACGTTGAGCAATACTTAACTGGCGAATACTCAATGGGCGATGATCGAGATACACAAACTGAAACAAACGAAAGAGTAGTATCACCAACATGATCAGATTAACCCCTTCACAGATCACGGTTGATGCAGCGGCGGCAGAGGGCTTGCCGTCGCGCTCAATCTCGGGCATTGCAGTCACATACGACGAAACAGCAACCGTTAATGACGGCACTAAGGTACGGTTTTTGCAAGGGTCGTTGCCAGTTACGGGGCGCGACCCAAAACTTTATATGCAACACGACAGCAATCAGATTGTTGGCAAAGTTGTTGAGCGCGTGGACACCGCCGAAGGCATGATGTTCACGGCCAAAATCAGCGCCACTCGACTAGGCGACGAAGCATTAACGCTTGCCAATGACGGCGTTATTGACGCGGTATCGGTAGGCGTTACACCTACCAAGTTTAGTTATGACGAGGAAGGCGTGATGATCGTTGAGTCGGCTACGTGGTCAGAATTGTCGCTCGTCAGCGAGGGCGCGTTTAGCGGTGCAGTTATTACCGAGGTGGCGGCCAGCGCACCTGACGAGCCAGCCGTTGAGAGTATCCACGAAACCGACCCAGCAGTAGAGTTAATATCAGATCAAGAGACAACAAAGGACACAGACATGAGCGAAGCAAAAGAAACAGCAGTAGTCGAAGCAGCACAAGCAACCACAGAAAAATTGTGGGCGCAACCTGCACGTAAATTTAATTTGCCAACACCGGGCGAATACTTTGCAGCAATGCACATTGGTGGCACAACATTTGAGAACGTTGCACGCGCAACTAACGAGTTTGTTAAGTCAAACCAGTCAGCGTTGCAAGCAGCCGCAGGCGACATTGCTACAACCGACACACCAGGACTTTTGCCAGTTCCCGTACTCGGCCCGGTTTTTCAAGACCTTAACTTCATTCGACCAGTTGTAAACGCAATTGGCGCTCGAGCCATGCCAAACAACGGTGCATCAAAAACATTTGTGCGCCCAACAATTACAACGCACACATCAGTAGCGGCGCAATCAAGTGAATTTGCTGCAGCGTCAGCAACCACAATGGTTATTGCTAGCAACTCGGTTACTAAAACAACTTTGGCTGGTCAAGTAACTTTGTCGATTCAAGACGTTGATTTTACAGATCCAGCGTCGCTCAACATCATTCTTAATGACCTTGTTGGCCAATACATGTTGGCTAGCGACAACGTTGCAGCCGACGCAATCACCGCAGGCGCTACAGCGTCAGGTTCAACATGGACAGTTTCAAGCACAGACCCGTCATCATTGTTTAATGCGCTTTACACAGCCGCATACAACATTTTGACTGCAACAAACTTCTTACCTGATCATTGTTTCGTTGATCCAAACGTATGGCTATACCTCGGCAAGCAGTTAGACGCTGACAAACGACCAGTATTCCCGTACGTTGGTGCAGCAGGATTGCAAGGCATGAACGCAGCAGGCACAGCAAACATCACACAAATGTCAACTTTCAATCCATTTGGTTTGACACTTGTTG